TGATAATAAACTTAAAACCAAAACAATTGTAATAATTAACTTCTTCATTTCAATACTCCTTAAAATATAAATTTATCTGCATTATAAATACTAATTTATGCCAATGCAAAATGCAAATAAAAAATCAACTATTTTTTAATAAATCCCTTATTTACTCTACCCCTGCCACCTAAAAACCAACCGTGCCGACTTTCCCTTTCTATCTGCTTTTCCTTTTCAAAATCAGCCAAAACCAATGAGGCATACAAGTCAATCTCCATTTTATTGTAATCTGTAAACCTGCCGCTTATGTAATCCGAAGGGGCTTTATTGTATCTTTTTGCCAACAATGCCGCCCTTAAAAAGTTTTCCCTGTTGATCTTTTTTATTTCTGATACGTCATTGCCTGTCGCCCATCTTGTAATGAATACCATTGTGTCGTCCGGCAATAAAAAGCCTAATTCCAATTCCAATGTTTTTATATCATTTTCAATTTCCTTTTTTTCTTTCTCCGTCATTTTGTCTTTATTTTGATTGTATTTGTTTTCAATGTCTTTTAATTCTTTCTTTTTATCAGATATTACAAAATCCTTATTCCCCACAATAGAAACGATATTATCATAAGTGGGGATATTAAAAGTTATTTTGCATAATGCCTCTTGAAAGTTCCTTATCGTTATTAATTCATCATATTCAAGTTTTTTTACGCTGTCTTTCTGTAATTTTTCATCAACAATATTTGAAATGTCGCCGCATTGTTCAATCTGCGTTGCATTAGGGCACCGTAACTGGCAGTAAATATTAACACCATTGAACGGAACCGCCACCCAATGAAACAATGCGCCCCTTATTTTTTCCAAAGGATTGTAACCGATAAAAGGCTCATTACTTGTAAATGTTGCCACCGATTTTAATTTTTCATTAAGAGAATCATTTATTAAAGTCTTGAGCCTTTTATCATTCATGTTACTATGCCGCCACTTTCAATTCTTTTACTTTCAATACGTCAAATTCTTCGGGTGTCAATGTGCCTTCTTGCCATGCCGAAAACTTTTTGCCTGTTTCATCGGTGTACTCGGTCGCATTAAGATTAAAAGCATATTGCGCCCATGATTTTGCGTCCGCAGGGACATCTCCCTCTTTTCCGATAACTGAACGGAATAAAAGTTTCTCATAACCCGCTACATCATTAATTTTATTACTGCCTTTAGAATAAACAGGTGAAAACATCTCGGCATAAAAAGACGGCGTTTCGGTTTCATCGGAAAGCGGAGGGTCGTATGTCCCCGCTTCCCTGTCAAGTTTTCCGCCCTGTATCATTTCAAGTAAGTAGTAGTCTTTCTCTTTCAATGCGACAACAGGGGAAATTCCCTGCAATGATGCGCCGATTAACATTCTCGTAATTGTGCCTTTTGCGCCCTCTTGATCAATTTCTTCTTTGTCTTTAATGTCTTTCGGCAAGCCGACCGATATTGTTTCATCATCAAAAAAGGAAATAATTTCAAGACCGAATCCGCCATGTTTTATTCCCTGTCCGAAGTCAAGTGCGGCGGCAAGTTTTCCAACTACTTGTATTTTTCCTGTCCCACTTTTTGCATTTTCACCATCGGTTGAATTAAAAACCGTTGCGGTTAAATTATTTGGCATTGCAGGTTGGAAAGATACAATGTCGATTGTGTCATTCACTTCCAAAATGTCTTCAATGTTTCCAATTCTTGACGAAATGAAAGTAAGGTTTGTGGAACTCTTTGCCGTTATTGTCAATGCTCTTTCAACAACGCAATTAAAAGGAACATCACCAACCATGAGTAAATAATTCCCTATTGCAATTGTCAAGGAAGCATTTGTATCATTTTCAAATTCGACTTCAATTTCCGCATAAGTGCCGCCGCCATAAGAGCCTTTTAATCTGCCCGTTTTTTGGTCTACGGAAAATTTAATGTCGGTAAAATTTGCCGCATTGAGGGCATTTACCGCCTGTTGAACGGTAACCCTTGTAATGTCAGGCACATTTGCGAATGATACTGTTTTTATTTCTGCATTTTCCGAATCAACTTTAATAATTAACTGCGCATTGTTGAATTTTGACAAGTCAATCCTATTTGCAAAACCGAGAAATCTCTGCGGAGTAGGAATAGTTCCGTCCGGATTATGCCGTTGAAATCTTATCCCTTCCGTTGCGAATCTTTCTTTCCTGTTGATAACCATTATGTTACCTCCCAAATAATTTTCAAAACACTTTATAAAAAGTCGGAAAACTTCCAACTAATTACCTAACTGTAATCGGCGTATAATACAACCTCTCCATAAAATATGTGTTGTCGGCTGGCTCCGGCATTATGTCCGTAAACCCTAAAGGATTTAATTTGTATCTGTTCCCTTCATCATCTGTAATGTTTTTATTAAGTAATAAACTATCTAATTCAACTAACACATAATCATTCAATTCATCAAAAAATCCCTTTTTATGATGTGCAATTATCCTGTATTGCCTTGTATTTTCAATAGTCCCTGTTTCTGGTTTTATCACCACATAGGGAGGCTCTGGGAACTTGTCTACATCTGAAAATAAAATAATGTTTGAAAGTTTATTTTCTTTTTTATTTGAAAGTGAACTTTCTTTAAGTATTTTCATTATTGCCGACTCAATGCCCATTTATTTACTCCCCATTATTTTTCTTATTTTTTGCATTAACCTCGGCGCATGGCTTCTTACAAGCGGCTCAATAACCGCAAAACGTCTGTTATATGCAAATTCAAGATAAGCACCATAAGGCATTGAATGATACAAACCAACCGCTATTGTATTTGGATTTTTTCTGTCTACATAAGAAATAACGCCCCTTGCCGCCCTAAAACTGCGGTTGATCCACGGAATACCTTTTGTTGTTTTCGGGCTGTCGTTCAAATGTCTTTCCGCAAATTCAATTGCCTTTGATCTGTCTTCACTTGTTATTTGCCTGCTTCTATTTGGAGTGGGAATATGCGGAGAAAAATATTGCGTCTGCCTGAATTCAATTAACATTTCCTGCCCTGTCTTTACAAACGCATCATTTATTTCTTCAATTTTCCCATTATAAATATCTTTTATAGTGGCGGTTAATTTATTGAACTGCACTTTTAAATCCGCCATTATTCATTCTCCTGTTGGTCAAGATAAATTAATATGTTGTTAATTTGCGCCATTACCCCTAAAGCCTCTGATTTACTCATAACAACCATATTCCCATTTATATAAACAGAAAACGGAGTGCCTTTAATTTCTTTTTTAATCGATTTTTCCCCCGGTCTGGTTGGCAATAATTCATCTGCGTCTTTAATGGTCATTAAATTACCCCTGCATATAGTTCCGTATTTGATTTTGCAAGCAATGGAACACCTGTTTTTGTTTCCATGTTCAAATCTTCAATGCGCTGTATGTTTCTGCCTGTACCTTGATTAGTTATAAATATTTGCCCTGATTGAATAACCAAATCCTGTAAAAGAATACATGTTGATTTATCTGTAATTTTATTTGCCTGTTGAAATGCCGTTATCCTGTCATTGCAATATTCTAAAAACATGGCATTTTCTAATTCGTTAATATAATTAATATGTGCATTAACTTTTTCACCAACATATATTACAAATACCCTCATTAATTCACCTCTGTCAATGCGGATTGTTTCATTATTTCTTTCCCTGCAATATCAAACCAATCCACAATTCCCAATTTCCATTTTTTATTGTGGTTATCTGTAATAATTAAGTCTTTCATTATTTCAACATCCGGCAATACGATTATAAATCTTGCATATTCTTGCGTTAATCCAAATACGCCGCTGTCAATTGGTTTTAATGGGTCGAATTTCTCTTTTAATAATAATACTTTGGCGGACTTAATTTCTCCATTTGTTTCTTCAATTTTTATTCCCCTGCTGTTGGTTTTTACTGCGTTACTTTGCCATGTTACATTTACGCCATATTCAAGTGTCATTCCTTTTATCATTTCTATAATTTCATCGGGATTCATCTGCGAAAAACCTCCGCGACATAATTTTCATTCCCTTCTTTTTTGAACAAACCACGCAACATATTATTTATGTCTTGATATTCAGTATTATCTATAAAATTGGCTTTTAATGCCTCAAAATATTCAGTTTCAATAATTCCCAGTTTCTGTCTTTTTACCTGCGCTTTCCCATTCTCTTGAAAAAAATTAATGCCAAACTGCATTATCAAATTAAGAGCCATGACGCTTGCTTTTTTAATTTGTATAGGTATGTAATCATCTGGTATTTTATGCCCTTGAAAAAATACATTCGTTCTCGGCCATGATAATCCTTGCTCTATTGTTTTTTGCAATCCCAACCAATTGAATGAATAATTTATAAACATAGAGGCGATAATCATTCTGTCAATTTTCTCTAGTTCTTCTAATTCAGAAAACTTATCATACATTGACGAAGGCAAATATCTTTCAACATCTGCAATTTCAATATAAGAATTTGCGTCTGATAATCCCAAACCAGTTTCAACAACTAACAGCATAATTATTGCCCCTATGTAATGCCAGCTATAAACTAGCCTAACATAAGAACGCCGTGGCGGCTGTTAACCGCTTTAACGCCCCATGCCAAACCAATTTCAATTCGTATCTGCCTGTAGGCTTCCCACAATGTTACTTGGAAAGACAAGCCGGAAACAGTATCCGTTATTGAAATAATATCAAGTAACTGTCCCCCTGCTTTATTTGCCTGATTCGGCATTGCGGGATTTCTTGTCATTAGATAAATAAAATCCCTGCTGAAGGCAACATTCGGCAAGTATTTGGCTAAAACATTTCCTGAAGTGTTATTTGCAATATCTTTTTTAAGCGCAGGGCTTATATTTAACATTGTGGCTCCTATAATTGCAGGCGCTGTCAATGTGTAGTAATCCCCACCTAACTGAATTATCGCACCTACATTTAATGTGCCTGTTAATGCTTGTACCGCAATTGATTTTGAACCTTCGGAAACATCTGCGCTCAATCTTATTTGTGTCTGCGTACCCGGTTTAACAGGGGCATAACCGCCTGATTCACGGATTGCATAATCAAATAAGTTATTCAAAACGCCTTGCCGCAAGAGTGTGTTTTCACCTGCCTGATTTACATTTGTTAATTGTACTAACTTTCTGATTGCCATTCCTGTTGACGTGTTAATTATCAAATGTCTGTCGCTCTTCGGCGTTCCTAAATCATCTTGTATCTTTCTTACTTCCGCAAGATCATCAAGATTAGAGGCGAAAGGTGTAGACCCTGCAACGCCATAGACATTACCTGCCATCAATGCGCCTAATGCGCCTTCAAGACAAACATCCCTTTCAACTTCATTGACAAGAGAACGCATTGATTGGGTGTACTGATTAATCATCATTTGATTTAATTGCCCACCGACCGATATTTGTTCATTTCCGTTCCAAACTATCGGCGTGGCAATTCTTTCTTTAGTGATTGCCATGTCAACAAAACCAAAATTCGTACCGCCATTTTTAGGAGGAGTACCGGGAGTTATATCCTGATTTTCCGAAGGCGGTGTAATAGGAACTCTGATTGTCTGATTCAAGGCTGCATTTTCCGCAGTAGAGTTCATCGACGTTGCCGGAATAAATCCGACAAGTTCACGGCTTATTACTTGTAATGCCGCATACAATATGGGTATTAATCCATTCAGATTATTCATAACCTGAATTCTCCCCGGATTAATGCCGATTCACTATTCTACTGGCAACGCCATTTGACAAATAATGTTATGTGCAAGAGCTATTCTGTTATAGTCCCGCCCTTGCTGGCAAAATCCGCTTTTTCCTGATTTGAGAGGGCGTCAAATTCCGCCCTTGTTTTTTTATTGCCGCCTGCGCCCGTGCCTTTGTTATCTGCACCTTGTGCGCCGCTTCCCTGATTGCCATTCTTGATAAACGCCTTTCCTTCTTTGGTCTGGGCAAATTGCCGAATGACAGCATCAATTGTTTCATTGTTCTGGTTGGTAAATATTGTTTTTCCGTCCGCTTCGATAGGCTTAAAAGTATTCCTTGACAATGCAAGTGCGATAAATCCGTCTTTCAATCCGTCAATAAATTGAATGTCTTTTACCGCTTCCGAAAGTGTGTCATTTTTAATTCTTTCGTAGTGGCTTTCTTTGTACTTGTTCAATTCTTCATTCACGGCTTTTAATTCGGAATTGTATTTTGTTTCAAGTTCCTTTGCCTTCACTTCATAGAATGACTTGAATTCTTCGGGATTGGCTTTCTTTAATTGAGCCTCAAGTTCCGACTGCTTTTTAATTGTTTCATTTGCGGCGGTTTCCATTCCGGCAATTTTTTCTTTAAGTTTAATTTCATTTGCAAGTAACTCGTCCCGTTTCTGAATTAAACCTAAATTGCCGGCGGCGAGTAAATCTTCAACAAGTTTAATCGCAACCTCTTCTTTCACTTCACCATCATTAGTGCCGATTTTCACGCCTAATGCCGCAAGCATTTTCAAGATCATTTCTTTGTTCATGCTTTTACCTCTCCAAAACAAGATATGATGTATATGGCTTTACCTACCCCTTTGGGGAACATCATGGGTATTTGAGAATTAAAATCTTTTCGTCTTTGACTATGCCTTTGGCAAAATAGTAATTCCCAAATACTTTAATTGATTATTAATGCAGGGATACATTAAAAAGCAATAAGCATTTGGAGAGAGTGTTTTATTTCTACTATATATAATTAAAAAGTGTAATAATTAAGTCTTACAAGTTATATAAATGTAAACTAATTATGCTATTTGAAAAAATATCAATATAAAGTATCTGAATATTCGCTTTTATTAATTTCTCTTATTAGTCTTTTATATTCTTCATAAGCCGCTACTGCTTCTGGTGGAGCGTTTGCAATTAAACCCATTTCTTCCCATGACTTATCTATATTTGTCTTATCAAGATAGTCATAAAATGGCGCAATAAGTTCTGGATTTATCATAGTAACCTCTAATCTTATTATAGATAATATTTATTAAAAAAGTCAATAATAATTTTATGTTCCGGAATTCGTACATCTAATACTTTATTTCTCCATGCTGTAAAGGCTTCCGCAAAATAATCCGCACCATCCAATTCAGGTTTATCTTTATAAGTATTTGTTGAATATTTTGATAATACTTCTGCAATATTTTTCCNNATTTTGTAATAATAAATTACGACCATTTTTTCCATTTTTATTAGTGGCTAAATCAATTGAGTGCGCAAATTCATGCGTATAAATATGATTTATTTTACCTGTTGAAAACCACCCCAATCTTTTTTTAAGTAATCCTTCTACATCTCCTTTGACAAATTCCCTATCAAAATGAATTGCACTTAATTTTGGATCATAAGCTCCTAATAATTTACCGGGTAGACTAATAACGTCAATAGACATTAATTTTCCACCTACTGGATATTTTTGTAATAAATTATCATACTCTCTGAATAATATTTGCATTTGTTTTTTAGGCATTTTACCAACAATATTAACTTCAATATGTGTATATCTTTTTTTAAAAGCTGCCTGTAATTCTTCATCTGTTAATTTGTCATTATATAAATCATTAATTTGTTTAGGTGTCATATAATGTGGTATTGCAGAATCTTTATATATCTCTTCAAATACTTTAAGTCTAGTAGTTCTACTAATTTTTAATTCTTCTAAAGACACTACTCTTCCGTCTTTTGCAAATGTATTAACTTCTTTACCATTAATAAATTCTTTATATCTTGCCGGGCCGACAATATCAATTTGCGTATTTCTATCCTGTTTATCAAACCAATCTTTATAATTTATCTGCGTCTGCGTAGGGTCGTCTGTCATTCCCTGCAATACAGGCACAATAAAACATCTGCAATTATTATGTAATGGCGGTTCATCATGGTTAGAAGTAAAATCTCCAATGTTTTTTACAATTTTATTATCCAATTCGACGCACGCAAGACAGGTTTTATTATCAAGACAGGCAATCCATTGATAACCTTCAAAAAATTCTTTATTCAATGTGTGTATGTCATCTAATACTACATTATTAGAATGATTAATTATATCCGTAATATTAGTTTCAATAGATTTTTCAACCCCCGACATTAAACCGCCCATTTAATAATCCTTATCCAAAACAAGTTTTATCATGTCTTTTACATTTTGCCCTGTTCTATATGCAATAGTTAATTGAGCGTTCCATATTTGAAATATCTGGTTAAATATTCTTGTAACAAACGTGGGTATATTATCCGTGTCTGAAAATGCCGTAAAGAATATGTTTTTTAATATCCTGTCAACATTTGCTTTTTTTAATTCAACTGGTGAATTTGAATATACCCATTTTGATTGTTCTTTAGTAAAGTCTTTCAATTCTTTTTGCAGGTATTTATATAATTTCTCCCTGTATTTAATGCCCATTGCCTTTATGTATTTTTTACACTCCGCATACTGCCCTTTAGTTTCAATCACTTTTTTTAATAAACAAAACCTTGCTATTTTATCATTTAATTCGTCAATCATTGCCTGCACATAATTCGCCTGCCCTGTTGCGTACCGAGTAATTTTGATCTGTCTGTAAACAGCCTCATCAAGATACTGTTTCGGCGTAATGCGTCTTTTTGGCATTATTCATCGTCCTCATAAATATCTTCTTCATCATCTTCCAAATCTTCATTATCTTCTTTTGGTTCTGTTTTATTTGTGATTAATTTTGGCAAGTTATTATGTGCGTCTTTCTCTACTTCTTTAATAAAAGTATCAAAATCCCACTGTTCAGGAATCAAATTCAATGATTTTAATATGTTAAATACCGCTATTCTCGGAACTTCACCTGCCGCCCTGCCTGCAAGCAATGATGTTAATGTCTGTATATCCTCATCGGAAATATCATAATCAGTATTAAAAGTAATTGCCCATTTTGCAAGTTCATTTACATTTGCGCCATCACCTTCCCCTTTTTTCCGAAGCGCAAGCGTAATGCTGTTGGATATGTTTCTTGTAAATGTTGCTAATACGCCGTTCTCCCCAATTCTATGTATTCTCAATGCCTCCGCGGTTTCTACTCCTTTTTTCTCTGCGGCTATTATATGCGCGCCTGTAATTGCCATCTGGCTTTCCGTATGAATTATTCCATCTGCAATTGATTTTATTCCTTGCCCATTAAATTCAACATATTTAACATCCGCATTAGGAGTGTGATCTTCATTTGGAAAATAATTTACGCAATCACTCCCAATTATTAATGGTTTTGGCTCCGGCGGTGTCTTTGTTTCATCTATTTCTGGCTTTAATCCAACCGCCGCTAAAAACGGAATGGCGGTATAATGCTTGCCATGCTGATAGTCCGCTGAATCTTGATAATGTTGTATGTTCAATTGTGCCAAATCATAAAGCATTGATTTTTCAGGAACTTTACCGGGCATTGTATAAAATGGTATATCGTCCATTTCTTGCCCATTCATTTTAATAACTATTCCCTTTTCTTTTGGTTCTGTTATTGATATTTGGTCATCATAAATATCCTGCCTGTATTTGTGCGTTTCATCATCAAGATATAAAACACGATAATAATTATGTTTCTTTACCGCAAATCTGTCATTTGGTTCTTTTACCGTATATGGCTCAATCAATACAACCATTGATAATCTTTCCTTGCCATTTATTACTTTAGTTTCCCAATTAATAACGCTTTCCGCAGGATAATATTTCAGATACCATTTTAACCCTTTGCTTTCCGCTTCCGCTAGTGATACTGCTTCCTCCCCTCTTGCATAATCAACTAACACTCCGCCCCAGTTAGTTTTAAGTAAATCATTTATAATATCCGATACAAACTGCTCAATATTTGTACCTCTTAAATCCACGTCATTCAGACTTTCCATAAATGCCCCTGTTACTTTGCCAGTATATACAGGGGCTTTTCGGAATACGTTTCCATGCAAGCCATCAAGAGTGCGTCCTGTCGCTCCGAAAAACTTTACCCTTCGCAAATATCTTTCATAACTTTCTGGTGATTGCCCTGATAATTTTGGCAAATAAACTTCTCTTGCCTTTTTTATTGCACGATTGCCTTTTACGCAATCCCGCACTTCTTTCCAATCGCCCTTGAATTCCACATAGTCTTCATGTTCATTTGTTACCGGCATTTTTTTCTCCTTTGTTTATTTGTTTTCTGATATAATTTACATTATCCGCATGATTTAACATCTTGCCGCAATGCGTTTCCCTCTTAAATGGGCAATTCTCACATTTTTCATTAAGGCAATATTTTAACAATAATTTATATGATTTATCAAAATATTTTATTATCCGTATTAATTTTTTCTTTGTCATTTGTCATTCTCTTTTTGTGCTTTTAACTGTTCATTCATGCCACCATGTGCGGTTTTCTGAATGTCAATCATCTTATTCTTGTCTACTTTCAATTTTTTAGGGAATAATATCGCCTTGCAAAATTGCCATCTTATTTTGAATGGCGCATTTGCAATTTCCATTAACTGCGCTTTCGCCAATTCAAGAGCCATTGCCTTTGCGGTTTTTTCCGCCGCCCTTCTAACTGATTTTAATTGCCGCTGTCCCATAAATACTCCCCTTCATATTCATTTAATATTTCATCATCATAAAAAATATAATCTTCTTTTCTATAAATATTTTCATCAACCACAAAATTACTATCCGCACTTAATTTTATTTTATCTGTATGAACTAACTGGTCGCACATAACCGCCCCCTTCATACACTGGTACGGAAATTACTCCACCAGTTTTATTGAAATATGCAAATCCTGCGGAAAGATTATCAACTTGATCATCATGTGCGCCTGTTGGAAAAGATTGTAATTCGTCAATCCATGAATCAAACCATGTCGCGCCTTCCGGCACATATACATCACCAGCTTCAAAAATTGGCTCTAGTGGTGTTGCACGCACTACTTTATCTCCTTTCACTTTAATTAATTTAACCACCCGTTGCCCTAATAAAATATTTTGCAATGTTTTGGATGCGTCTTTACTGTCTAGTGATTGTTCAATCCCTACTTCGGCATATACGTCATCGGACATTGTAGTATTTAATATTCTGTTATCCCTTTGCGGCGCATCCAGTCTGAATCTTTTTACATCTTTAATCCATAATTCCCATTGCTTCGGTGCGCCCGGTTTTCTTCTAAAAAATAACAAAGTTCCGCTAGTCCAATCTGGGTCTTGGCTCGCTCTTTCTTTCTCCGTATGAGCCAAATCCCACACCCTTATAAATCTTGATTGTGGGAATTGTGTTAATGGAACTTTCTTTACATTGTCAACTTTTAATATGTTACCGCCTTTCGCCGTAGGGTTACATTGCAATAATGAGGCTGTCCCATAAGTTCCCAATGCGGCTTTTTGTTCTTCATACCATCTTTTATCAAATCGTTCCGGGAATAAAATGCCCTGTTCATATTCTTCACTAAAGGCGGGAATGATTACTAATTCAAATTTAGGAAAGTAAGGGTCTGTTGCCATTTCTTTTTTTATCCGTCCGATTATGTCGTCAATATGCCACCATGTCGCAACAACAAATGTAATTGAACGTGGGGCTCGTCTTGTTAGAAAGTCATTCGTAAATGCGTTCCAAATTGTATCTCTCATTTTAGGGCTTTCTGCTTCCTGTCTGTTCTTAAAATAATCGTCAACAATTCCTAATGTGTAACCTTGCCCTGCCATTGAGCCGCCTAATCCGCAGGCAAACACTTCGCCACTTCTCCCATATATTTTCCAATGTGATGCCGCACTATCAAATGGGTTTACTTGCACGTCCGGAAATAACTGTTTGTATTTTTCCGTCATGATTAAGTTTCTGCTCTCTTTAGAAAAACCAATTGACAAATCCGCAGTATGTCCCGTCAATAAAACTTTCCCATCTGGGAATAATCCCAAAAAATGCGCAGGTAGTTTTCGGCTTACTATTTCGGAATTGTGGGTGGGTATCATTCCCCTGCCAATTAGATATAATCCGCCCTCTACTTGTATGCAATTGCAATGAAAATTACCTTGAACGAAATAAACATTTTTTATTTTTGTATGAGTATGATAAACTATGCCATTATTTTTTTCTGATAATTCAACGCTTTCAAAATGCCGTCTTATTATTACATCAAACCTGTTTCTATTCTTTTTTGTAAAAGCCCATTTTAATTTTCTTGTTTCTAAAATCCCTGCGTCTTTCATTGTTTCATTTTGCTTGTCATAATAAGTAATCGGCCATTCATGTTCCGGCGTAGTCAATAAAGTTTCACCATGTTCAAATTCAATTACATATCTTTTATATAAGTATGTCCCTGTATTTGCTATCACTTGTACTGGTTTTCCCATAGGGTCAAATACATAATCACCTTCTTTTAATTCCCCATGTTTTTTCCATCCTGTTATTGTCAGGATAGGGGTATCAATGTGAAACGCCTTTCCATGTCTGAATGGAACCGCCATTACTAAAAATGTGCTGTGGTTCTTTTTTAATCTCTCAATTGCCTCATCTATTTTCTGGCATATTATTCTCGTATGCAAACCTATTTGAAATTTCTCGCTAGGGTTATTCCACATGTAATCAATAAAATTCAAATGCTTGTTTCTGGCTTTACTCTCAATAACCGATTTTAATACGTCATATCTTTTTTGATTTCTTTCAATATTTGTTATGTTGAAAGGGTCTGCCTCCCTCATATTAACCGGCATTGTTGACAATGGCATGTGTCCCCTCCGCCATTAATAATTTGTCAACAATTAAAATGCTGTCATCACCTTCCAACCTCTTCAATGTTTCTTCTAATTCTTTAATTTCGTCATATCCGCCTTGATCTGCTTTTTTTGCAAATTCATCTGGGTCAAATCCTTTCATTGCGTCCGGGAATATAAAATTCAACATTCTGATTAAATTGAGCATATTGCCTCTTGCGATGTCGCCGAGTACGCTTGCAATGATTGTTATTACTAATGCCGGGTAACTGTCCCTTATAGCTTCATTTTCAAAAATATATTTTAATTCCCCGAATGTCTTTGTGAATATGATATTTCGGTAAATGTAACAAACATCCTTCCGTGTAATGCTGTATGAGCCTTTTAACTCTTTTATCCAGTTCTTTAATGGTTTATTTGTTCTTTTCTGCGGAACTATTTTATATTCAGGTTTAGTGTAGAGAATTGTCGTCTTTCTGGTTCTTTTTTTAACCGCAGTTTTTTCTGTCATATTTTGAATTAATAACAGATATTTTTTGGTGCTGTCAATTAAAATTCAGGTTATTTTTTCACACTCATTTTAATAATTTCTATATATAATTAAAAAAGTAAAAAATCAGTAATTTTAAGTGTTTTATGCTTATAAAATTATAATGGTTTACTGTCTTTAATTCT